CCGTTTCAAACGGAGAGGCTACGGCAATGAATGCCTCCCTAACTGCGGCGTTTGCTTATCCTTTAGAGGGAGACGGCAATACACTAGAGCAGTCTATGGTAGGAGACAGAAATACTAGCAGCAGAGTAAATACTCAAACGCTAACAACCGTTTTGAAATCTATGGACGCTGCAACAAATGCAGAGTTTAATCTATTAGTGGCAGGGTATCCGTCGGCGGTAGTAGTAGACAGAAACGGAAACTATATAGCTTTAGGACTTGACGACGGAATCGACTTTACAGTCGTAGCATCGACGGGCGGAGCTAAAACGGACGGGAATATGTACACATTAACAGGAATCGCAACCTGTAAAGATTTGGCGCCTTTCTTAGATTCGGCAACACAAAGCTCGTTTTTAGCGGTAGTATCTTAATACTTTATATTACATTAAAAGCCTTGCATTAATTTGTGAGGCTTTTTTTTTGCCTAAATAATAACAAAACAACCAATTTTTTGTTTTAATTATATACAAGTTTGTTTTATGATTGTAAACCCTAATTTAACCACTCACACAATAAAGCTAGTACCTAGATTTACAACGTCTAATGTATTGACGCTTACAGTTACGGATAGTACTCTAGGAACGTCTACAAACCTAACAACAACTTACACAACGGGCGGCGATTATAAGCTCGCTCTAACGTTTGACTATACGTTTACAAATGAAAGTAGCTATCAGTTAAAATTAACCGACTCCGTAACTAACGAGATAGTTTACAGAGGTCTAGTTTTAGCAACTACTCAAAACTCACAAACATATAAGCTAACGGATAACCTATACAGATGGTAATATTATGAGCGAAATAAAACTAATAACACTTACGAACTACGTTAGACCTCCATTGATGGAGGATAAGTCTAGGGATTGGGTAATGAATGGGCGATTGAATCAGTATTATGATTATATAATCGACAGAAATAACGGCTCGCCTACAAATGCGAGTATAAACGAGTCCTATACTACCCTAATATATGGTAAAGGACTACGTACATCGAGCGGATCGCTAGGCGCTGAAAGTTGGGGGAGATTACAAACAATATTAAGACCTAGAGAACTGCGTAAAATGGTGCGAGACTTTCAAGTTTTCGGCGAGTTTTCTTTTGAGATAATCGAAAGCAAGGGCGGAGAGTTACACTCTTTGACTCATGTACCTAAAGAGATGTTAATCCCTGCGATTGCAAACGAAAAAAACGAAATAGAGAAGTATTGGTTTTCTAGAAATTGGCAGAAATATACCGATATAGATTACACGCCTATCTCATTCCCTGCGTTTGGAGCGCAAAAAGGTAACTCGATGTTTGTCGCTAGACCTTACACCGTAGGAAATCAATATTTTGGCAGTCCAGACTATAGCTCGGCGCTTGTATTTGCTGAAATCGAGGAGGAGTTATCCAATATGTATATTTCGTCTATTAAAAACGGACTAAGCGCAGGCTATATTATCAATATACCAAACGGAACTAATTACACTCCAGAGGAGAAAGAGGAGTTTGAAAGACAGGTTAAAAAGAAACTTACGTCTAGCTCGAACAGCTCGAATTTTATTATCTCTTTTAATGACCAAGAGGTAGCTATAGACGTAACGCCGTTCCCTGTTAATAGTAGCGTTCACAAACAATGGGATACGTTAACAGAGCAAGCTAAAACGCAGTTAATGACTGCGCACAGAGTAATTAGTCCAAGTCTTGTAGGCTTATCGTCTGCGAGTGGTTTTAGCTCTGTAGCCGACGAGATGGATATGAGCGAGCGCCAAACTATTAAGCGAGTAATAAAGCCAAAACAAGATTTTGTTATCGAGTCTTTAGAGGAGGTTTTAGTACATTACGGGATTAACCTAGATTTATACTTTGCGCCTTTAACAGAGGAGAAAATAGAAGTAAAAGAGGAAACCGCAGAGTTAAGCTCTCACGTATGTATGAGCGACGGAGCGCCAGAAGAACTAGCCGACTCTTTAATAGAGTTAGGAGAAACCCTAGACGCCTCAGAGTGGACGATGTTAAGTAGTGCGGACGTAGATTACGAAACCGACGGCGATTTGTACGATTTGGTAGAGTTTGCAACGTCTACAGGAACGGCTAGACCTAACTCAAAGAGTGCGCAGGATAGCAAAGAGATAGCTATACGCTACAGATATGTAGGAAACCCAAATCCGCAAAGAGAATTTTGCAAAAAAATGATGCAAGCCAATAAGCTATATCGCAAAGAGGATATTTTGCAAATGAATAAGGCAGGAATAAACGACGGCTTTGGACTAGGCGGTACAAATAACTATAGTATCTGGTTATATAAAGGCGGAGGTAAAATGTCTAGTAACTTTCCGCAGGGAACTTGTCGCCACAAATGGCAAAGAGAGATATACCTAAAGAAAGGTAGTAGCTTAGACGTTAACTCGCCTCTAGCTAAAACTATTAGTACCTCAGAGGCACGTAGAAAGGGATACAAAGTACCTACAAATGAGAATATAGTATCTATTAAACCTCATAACGCATAAGATATGGCAGAATTTCTATTTATATCCCCGACAGAGATAAAACAATCTACCGTAGTAGGCGGTGGAGTGGACGACGACAAGTTTGTGTTTGTGATTTCAGACGTAATGAATACAACAATTTTACCATTGTTAGGACAGGAACTTTACGACGTAATACTAGCAGGCGCAGACGCAGGTAATTTGACAGGATTATACCTTGAATTATACACTAAATATGTGCAACCGATAACCAAATACCAAACGGTGGCAAATTTTGTACTAATTAGTAACTATATGGTAGCAAACGGAGGCTCTGTTTCGCATACGTCAGATAACGCACAATTAATGAGCGCGGAGGAGTTGACTAGATTGTCAAATACTTACGCAGGCATGGCAGATACCTTTATAGATAGGTTTGAGGATTGGATAGTATTAAACCATTTAGACGAATATAAGACAACACAGGACGGCGTAGACGCATCAAAGCACGTATCTAATCGGAGCGGTTGGTATTTTGGTAATCCGTCTAATAGAATACAAAACCCGTACCCACAGAGTCCAGACGATATAATCTCTTATTAATATATGGCAATTTGTAGCATACAACGCGGATATACTGAATCCTGCAAAGACTTTCAAGGCGGCATCGACAAGCTGTATCTATTCCCTTACGTAAAGTATGGGGTAAGCGATGTCTTGTTTGGAGGTTTTTCTAAAGGACGAAATCCAGACGCTCAAGATATTACTCAGTTTCCACAAACTACGATATATGAATACGAGGCTGTAAATATTAGCTACTCAGAAAATGCAAGCGTAACAAGCGGCGGCGTAGAGTGGTCTCAAGACTTGAGTTTTACAATACCTCGTAGTTTTGTAAATTTAAACGTCTACAAGTTAATGAGGCAAGATTATTGCGCTATCATTTTAGACCGTAACGGAAACTATAGAATTATAGGACTATGGAACGGCGGAGAGGTTACAATAAGCGCAGGAACTGGAGGCGAAAAAAGCGCCATGAATGGCTCTACAGTAACGCTAAAAGCTAGAGAGAATAATCAAGCATATTTTTTAAGTAACTTTAACACAGATTTTACCGTATTTAATAACGAAAGTATAAATTTCTTAGAGTTTTTTGTAAATACGGATATTATAGCGACCTCAGACTTTTTTAATATAACAACGGGCGCAGGAACTTTCCTATATGATGTAACTACAGACGAGGGATATAGCGCTACAGGATTAACGGGCGACCATTTAATCACGTTCCCGTCTGGCTCTGGCATTCACAAAGTAAGTATTTCGGGTGTATTCCCTGCGTTTGATTTTACGGGCAATACGGATATACTTAAAATAATAGATGTATCTAATTTCGGGATATACGGATTAGGCTCTACGAGTCAAGAGGACGCTTTTAGCGGTTGCACAAATTTAACTATAAGCGCAACAGACGGAGGCAACTTTGCAAACGTTGTTAATTTCGAGCAAGCCTTTGACGAGTGCGAGGCTTTAACAAGTTTCCCTTTAATAGATACGGGCAAAGGCGAGGATTTCGATAGCACTTGGCAAGACTGCGCAGTTTTAACGGAGTTTCCTTTGTTAGATTTTAGTAGCGGAACGTCTTTTATTTCAACGTGGCAAGGTTGTCTTTTACTAAAGACTTTCCCGTCTAACGCTTTTGATAATTGCACAGCAACAAATTTCACACAGGCTTTTAGAAATACAGGATTAAATACGCAGTCTATAGATAACATACTCGAAAGCCTAGATGTCGCAGGACAGATTAACGGAACTTTTGACCAAACAGGAGGGCAAGCTCCTAGCTCTGTAGGACTAGCAGCAAAGGCAAGCCTAGAGGCTAAAGGGTGGACAATATCAGTAACAACATAATAAATATATAAAAAATGAAAATTTACGTCGATACAATTACAAAAGAGCTAGTTTTAGACAACGGAATCGAATACCGCTACCCTGCGTATTGTGAAATCCAAAGACAAAAGCAAGGGGATTTTATTATCATTAAAACAACTAATAACGTTAGTGTTTTAGATAAAACAATTTACTCGGATTTACAAGACGAGGCAGGTACGGCTTACGCAAGTTTTGCAGCTTTAAAAACGGCTTTGGATCCTTACTTTGATAGCGTACTATAATGAGTAGGCGCAGAGTTATGATGTTGTTATTCGGTAGTGGTATACCGAATTTACTCGCAACTTTACAAGCGAGAGCAACATACTACGAAAACCAAACCTGTACCATAGCAATATTAGATAAAATAGAAAAAATACAATAATATGTCAAATTTACTCGATAGAAGTAGTATTGTGCTAACTCCGACCGCCTTCAATAACGGCGAGGCACTATGTGTTAAACCAGACGACGGGAGCGGAGATTTCCAATTCAGCAGAAATTCTGCGGCTACGCGCGTAAATGCTCAAGGTCTTGTAGAAAACGTACAGATACTATCGAGTAATTTAGTGCAGAATGGCGACTTTTCAGAGGAAGGAGTACAAGAGGTTTCTAATGGCAGTTTTTCTCAAGAGGGTAGCGAGGAATTAGCTAATTCAAATTTTACTAATGGCTTAACAAGTTGGAATGGTAGCGGTTATACTGTAGTAAATAACCAATTAATTACAAATTCCTCGGGTTTATTTTACCAAGTTTTATCATTAACTGCTAATAAAACATATAAAGCAGAAATAAATATAGAAAGTATTTCTCAAGGTGGTGTTAAGTTCTATTGTCAAGGCAATCAAAGTGCAACAATAACAACATCGGGGGTGCATACAATCTATATTGTATCGGGTTCATCTAATAGTTTGGTTGGAATTAATCCTCAAGGTACTTTTGAGGCAGTTGTTAATAGCATATCATTTCGTGAGGTCGGTCAAGATTGGGCTTTAGGTACTGGGTGGAGTATTGGAGAGGATAAGGCGGTTGCAAACACTACGGGTAATTTTGTTAATTTATATCAAAATTCTGTTTTTGTAGTTGGTAAAACTTATAAAACAACTTTTACTATTGTAGATTATACACAAGGTAAAGTAAGGTTAACGCAAGGGGGTGTTGACGTATCGGGTTATCAAAATGCAGTAGGAACTTACACAACTTATTTTACTGCATCACAAACCGCTTTGTATATGCAAGGCTCTGATAGTTTTATAGGCTCTATTACAAACATCTCGGTTAAAGAGGTGGGTATGGATTGGGAATTTAATTCAACAGCTATTCTTACTGCTAATGGAATGAACATCACAACTGGTGGCTTTATTAGACAAGATGTAGTAACAATAGGAAAATCTTATAAATTAACTTATGATATAGTCTCATATACAAGTGGAGAAATAAGGGTATACGATGGCACAAGTCAAGGGAGTATACCTACATCTGTTGGCTCTAACACTTTTAATTTTACTGCTGGTGGCTCTGTTTTCTATATTCAATCTAATTCTGTAAATGTTAATTTAGTAATAACAAACATTTCAGTAATAGAAATAACAGACGATACTAACCTACCGAGAATAAACTACGAGGGTTTCAGTTATCAAGATGCTTTAGGAAGTGAGGAAGTTGTAAATGGCGATTTTTCTAATGGTACAAATAATTGGACACCAAACGCAAATGCAACCTTAACGATAGACAATAATAAACTAAAGGTTACTATTAGTGGAGCAAGTGGCTATCCAAGTCAATTTGTTACAACAGAAATAGGAAAAACATATAAAGTTACTGCCGATGCCTTTATTGGAACATCAAGTAGATTGGCTTTATATAATGATGCAGATGGTCAATTTAGAAATTTATATGCAGATGGTAGTTTTGATTTTAATATTACGGCTACATCTACATCAACCCAATTAAGGTTATATGTTTTTGATGATGGCTCTTATGCTTTATGGGATAACGTATCTGTAAAAGAATATCTCGGTCAAGAAGTAGTGCCAGATAGTGGGTGCGGTAGTTGGTTGTTTGAACCGCAGAGTACGAATTTAGTAACTTATTCAGAGGATTTTAGTGATGCAAGTTGGACTAATGAAGGTTTAGGTACAACACCAATATTAGAAACGGGATATTTAGCACCAGACGGCACAAATAATGCTTTTAAAATATCAAATGCAAATCAAGATAGTTTTTGGTATACTATACCTTCGGTAATTGGCTCATCTACCACAAGGACTATATATGCAAGAACTACAAGCGGAACGGGAACGGCTCAATTATGTAGTCATAATAGCAATACAAACAACACATTTACTATTACTGAACAATGGCAAAGATTTGAAATAAATGCAGTAACATCAGCAATAGGTCAAGTAAGTTTCTATGCAGTAGATTTTAGAGGTAGTGGAACTTTAAGTGAAATAATTCTTTGGGGTGCAAATGCTACAAATGACCAAGACTATGCCACTTCGTATATACCGAGCAATGGAAGTCAAGTTACACGTAACCAAGACGTATGCACCAATGGCGGTAGTTTAGCAAGTATAAATAGCACAGAGGGAACACTATATTTTGAAGGTAGTGCTTTAGCAAATGATGGTACAACAAGAATTATATCTTTAAGTGATGGAACTACTGCAAACAGAGTAAATTTATTCTTTGATACAAGCAACACACTTAGGGCTTTTATTACGGGAGTACCATCAATAGCAACGG